ACTTTTCCGCTCTGTAAAGTACCCTCTGCGTATTTTGACTTGAGTACAGCGCCCGGCTGCTTTTTGATAGGCCTCATGATACCCAGAATATCACGTAAGTGCTGCCAGTTTCTTTCGAATCTGGTAACGAAGTCAATCTCACGTGCTGTGACCTGGATATCATTACTCATAATAAGATTAGCTTTTGCTGCCATATAAAAATCCTTTCTACCCATAATTGTTAAGGTATTGGGTTAGCGGCTATACTCTGATGTATAGTCGGTGTAAAAAAAATCACTGGAATAACTGGATGTTCTGAGCAATTGCAGCCTGTCTCTCGGACGGGTCTTTGATTGCTTCGATATCTTTTTTAGTCATACTTCCCGGTGTCTGCTGCTGTCCAACATGTGTTGTAAATCTTGCCTGGTTCTGCTGAGCCTGCTGCTGAGATTCATCCACAAAAGCGGATGCGTCAGACTGCTTCATCTGTTCAATCAGATCATTTAATCCGAGAATTTTGCCGTCTTTCAGCTTTAATCCTGCTTCTTTGATGTCTGCCATAACAGACCTCTTAGCTGCTTCACTGGAAAATTTAACATCGTCGAGTGCCGCTTTGAGTGCGTCTGAGAAATCACGGTCGTAGATTTTTGCATTGAATTCTTTCTCTGCATCTGCCGCTTTCTGTTTCCAAGTCTCTAACTCGGTTTTAACATTCGCCGGGTCGATACCGTCGAAACCTTTCAGAGTTTCTTCTGCTGTCTCAGCACGTTCTTTCCAGTTATCGCGTTCTCCCTCAACTTTTGACAGGGTTTTTGCTACTTCTTTCGCATTTTTGTAATGCTCAGAGAGTGCTTTCTTAACATCTGCCTGTTTATCCTCCGGGATTTCAATTCCAAATGATTTTAATGTGTCAATAAGTTTCTGCATATACATCCTCCTGGTCGTGTTTATTGACCTGCCGCCGCAGGTAAATGGATTAAGCCAGTTAGACCACTGGCAGGGTAAGGAAATAAGGGGAATCGAACCCCTGACCAATATCCTATGCGGATACTGCTCTACCACTAGAGCTATATTTCCATAACCCGGATTCCCGGGTTAGCAAGGTATTTTACGTGCTATGCCTAAACACGAGACGTTTCGGGCTACGTCAACACCGCCTATACGGTCGCACACCTCTGCACGGGTTGAATTCCACTGTTCAGTTATATGCTCTCACAAGGAGGTATGCCGCCATGCACTAACGGCAATGGTACGCGTCGGAAATTGCATCCGCTTTTCAACCTCCAGATTCCGCTCGAACCTGTTTCTGTTAAGGACACGCACCTGAGAAAGGAGGAATCAATGAAAAAAAATGTCTATGTCAAGTGGCTGTAACCACTTACGAATCTTCCCTATGAATACATTTTACCACAGAACCTCCAAAAAGTTGTGGTACATGTTTTGGCTAATTAGAGCATATCCCGGAGTTTTTCCACGTATCTTTTAACAAGATCACGTTCCTCCCGGCATTCCGCGTCCTTGGACATATCGCTCATTTCTGTTGTGAGTTCATCCAGATGTTCTTCCAATGCGGCAAGCATCTTTCTTTTACAGTCCTCAGACTTGCCGGAACGATAGCTCTGTTTCTGTGTCATATAGTCGTCATAAGCATCCCGCCCGTCAGAACGGCTGTAATGTCCTCTGACATAATGCTCGCCACGTCTGGCATAAGAACTACCTCTGTCGTAATCCGGCATCATTCTGCCGTCATTTGCGCTGTATCTCCCCATGCTGTCACGCTTTCTTCCGCGTTCGCTGTAATCGTCATTGTATCCGCTACGCATCTCATCAAGAACAGTGTTGTAATATTCCACTTTTTTGTCCCAGTAATACGTATTCTTGATATCTTTATACATATCAATCAGCTTGTATGTCATTTCCAGATTTCCTGTGGTCAGCCCACTGTCAGCGATTTTGGAAAGTTCGTCTTCAATTCTTGCACATAAGTCTTTAATGTCTCTCATAATCACACCTCCTACGCTTCTCTGGTCACGACAATGTTTGCGTTCGCAACAGAAATTGCCTGATCGCTAGTGTTCTCTACTGCGATATTAACGCAACATCCGCGAGGTACATCAATATAGATGCCTGCGGACACATTGTTGTACTGATTTACTGCTGCCGGTGTGGAAATCATCTGGGAAGAAAGAACCGGCTCACCAGAGATTGCAATTGCCAGAGAAATAGCTCCGACAGTACCGCCTGTTGGAATTGCGATATTACCAGAAAAATCCACGAAGAATCTCGCTTTGCACTGATTAGTCAGTCCTCTCAGTGTAATAATTCCGCTTCCCTCTCTGTGCTGAATGCAGTTAGAGCCTTTAACTGCTGTGTTTGAAAATACTACGTTTCCATTTGCTGCTACAGTCTGAGCAGCTACATTTGTAAATTCTGCCATAAAAATACTCCTTTCATATCACAAAAGGACAGGTCTCAGCCTGCCCCTCTGTGTAATACGGCATAGCCGACATCCGAATCAATCGAAAGATACTCTCGATATGAAGTTGTTAGCAATTACATCCAGTGTTACATCCGCATCCGTAAAATGTGTTCGGATTAGGAACCTGATATGCCGGAATCGGTGCTGGATTAATCGCATTAATGAGCTGCTGTGTCTGTGAAGCCATTGCAGTTGTGATCAATGCGCTCTGGCGATCCTGAGATGCAGCACGTCTGAGATCATTGTTCTCAGCCTGCAAACTAGAAATCTTTTCGTTACAAAGATAATCAAGAATGGCTCTTGTTCCAGCATTCTGGCTGTCAATGATATCTCTTGTGTTGCTGTTCATGGTGTTTTGCAATGCACAGGTATTCTGTGCCATATTGTAGTTTACGCCCTGGATAGCTTCCCGGGTTTCACAACAACAGTTCGCAAGCTGAGCCTGTAAAGCATTGGTATTCTGCATATTCGCCACAGTATCGGCATTAATAGCCTGCTGGATACCGAAACCAGTCTGCATGATATTTGTGTTGATTCCATTGAATCCGGTAAGCATACCGTTGTTCATGGCATAAAAGCCATCGCACAGGCCACTGTTGATTCCGTCAAGTTTGCTGATTACTGCGGAGTTATCGAATCCTCTCTGAATATCTGCCTGAGTAGCTGCTGTGGCCGCATATCCACCACCGTTGCCATTGTTGCCCCAGCCATTGTTTCCCCATCCAAAGAAAGCAAAAATAAATAAAACAATAATCCACCAGCTACCGTCTCCACCGAACATGCCGTCATTGTTTCTACCATTTCCAGTAGCGGCGGCAATATCTGCTAAGCTATAATTTCCATCCATAATATAATCTCCTTTTTGTATATTTACATCAATCTGGCCAGATTGTAATGTACTATTTCATTCCTTTCAACATGTGCTGAAACTGTCCTGCCATCTGCTGAACTTGATTGAGCTGTTGCTGCGAAATCTTCCCAGACTGTAACATCTTTTCAACTTCTGCTTTCGGGTCCCCCCTAAAATTCTGTTTAAACTGCATAAACTGCTGTATCATCTGCATTGGTCCGTTTCCCTGTGGCATCCCACCACCAAGTGCGTTAAATAATGGATTACTCATTTGCATTTCCTCCCTTGACTGCTGATTCCTGCACGGTATTAGCTCTAACAGGTTCAGAAAAAGAATTTAATCGGTTTATGATAGCTTCATATTTGCCTTTCAAATCATCGTATTCCTGTCGTGTGACATATTTACTGTCCATGTTCTGAACAGGCTGTTTAGGTGGCATCTGAGTACCTATTTCGTGATACTCAAACGTCCGTAATGGTTGTGGCATACCGGAAACGTCTGTGGATTTTATGTAGAACTTTTCGCTTTCACTGTCCATCAGTAAAACACTTGTTCCGGGTGCTACCAGATAGGATTTTGCGCCGACTTCGCCAGACACCCACAGGATACCATTGTTATTCTGCTGGGGTTGCTGTACTGGTTGAGCTGGCATCTGGACAGGCTGTTGCTGAAATTGATTCATCTGTCCCGGAACGCCAAAACTATATTGATAAGGATTGTTATATAATGCCATCTCGTACACCTCCTATGACTTATTCTATGACTTATTCTATGACTTATTCTATGACTTTCTATAGCTATATTTTTGCATAAAAAAAGAACCGGAAACAGGTCGTTTCTGGCTCTAATTAGTGCCTAAAAAGTATCAGCACACTTTAATTATTTTATTGTTTACCCGTCGGCTCAATCGTTTCGCCGTAGATATGCTCACATTCATTTTCTCAGCACAGCATTCGAGAGTGTATTCTTTGCATCTCAGCCGAAACAGTTTTTCTTCGTCCGGCGTAAAATTACACTCTGTCAAGAACCTGTCTATATCTTTCTTCGTGAACACATATAACTTCATAAGCATACCCCTTACCAATGCTACCGTTGATTCTGCGCAAGATACTCCGTGAGCTTCTGTTTTGTTTTTTTTAACTCCTCGACATTATTCCCACTGATCTGACTGTCCAACATGGTCGACAACACTTCCAGAATCAATGAATCACGCTCTGCAATCCTCTGGAGACTCTCGTAATCTCGTTTGTCATGTTCTTCCAGTGTCTCTACTCGCTTATTGAGGCGAAATGCCGGTGTAATCCATTTAAAGATTACGGCTGCCGCTCCTCCGACAATAGACACCCCTCCGCAGATTGAAAGGAATATTTGTACAAATTCTGATATGCTCATTTAGCTACTCCTTTTCCCAGTAATATACCGGGATCTCATTACCGCTATCCCATGTATCGAAATATTTGCCCTCTTGTACTGCCACAACATGACCATCTATGCAAAGAATGTATGTGCCTGTCGGATGGTCTGTGCAAAAGTCATTGACTGTATAGATATATCGTTCTGATTGTTCAATCAGTTTACGTCTGTACCCATGCTTATAAAGGTATGCTCCCCAGACATAATTTGCGCTTGGCATATCTGATAGAGAACACGCTTGTACCATTAGCCCGGCGAATACTGTTTCCCAGTCGAAGCCAGTTGCTTTGCATATTGCCCGGACAACGCAATCTCCTGTTCTCTTATCCTTAACAGGATTCGGATTGAAATATTCCCATCTATCCATCAGTCAATCCCCTTTGCTGTTTTATAACGTTTTGCCGCTCCTCTGGCTTTAGCAGCGTTCTGACGGTTCCACTTAGCAATCATGAGCCGGTCTTGCAGTTCTCTCAAGTCGTTCTGCTTGCAGTAATCTTTATATGCAGTATTTTGTTTCTGCAAAAGATAAGACTTCCGGTCAAGGTCTTGTTGGAGTGCGAATCTTGCCTGTTCGTCCTTGCAGTTGTCAACCGCCGCTTGCAACCCAAGGACTTCACGCTTCGTTTTGCGGATTCTTCGTTCATAAGTACGTTGTCGTTGTTCCTTTTCGTACTGTTTGCCTTTGTCGGTTTTATCCTGTGCTGATAATTCCGCATAAGGATTAAATTCTCCATCACTGGCTCCAAAGCTATGCCGACAGTTGACCCCTGACAATCCGCTTGCTGTTCCATACCCAGTCAATGAGAACGGCGGAAATTTCTTACTCTTGCCAGAACGAGAGTATATCTTGCCTTGCCAAAACGAGTGATTTCCCGGATTCTCGCCGCCGTCACCCGTCCTCGCTCCTATGTGCGCACTGACCAGAACTAAATCCCAGTCCATTTCTTCCATGCGTTTTAGGGATATATCTCCCGTAGCCTGCGCCACGCCAGTTCTAACAGAACGTGCAACTGCGGTTTCGATGGTGTCTTTTCTGCCAGATGGATATGTGACAGTGACGCCATCTGATACAACGTTATTGACTGCCTCTTTGATGGCTTGCGTATACCCAACTGCTCCAGTCATTACATGATTATAGGCAAGGTCGCATTGTTCGATATAGAGTCTCTGGGCGGCACTTGCGGTTGTTCTCGTGAAGTTCTTCCACTCGCCCATGGTTGCAAGCATATTCCGCTCCATGAGCCTTATCATAGATGGTGACTGTTCGAGCGGTACAGGGCTTAATCCCGCCGCCTTATATACCTTATCATCATAGTTCATTGCAGTGATTCCGGCATCTTCAAACGCTTCAAGAAGCTCCTGCTGTTCACGTTTGGTGTATTTGGATAGTTCCGCTAGAATGTCTTCTAGTAATTCACCAGATTCCTGTAGTGTTCTGATTCTCCATACATCAGCGTTGGTCAGAATATAATCCTCACCTCTGCCGATTCTTGCCATCATCCGAGACACGATCTCAGAGATGATATACTGATGCAGTTCTTCTGCAATTTGTTCACTGCCCTCTGTTATCCGGCGCAAATATTCAGGACTAAGCATAGTATATCACCTCTTTCATCAAAAGTCGTGGTACATGTTTGGAAAATATGCTACAATCAACCTATTAAGGAGGTGTCGCAAAATGTTTTTAAAACTGAAAATTTATTGCACTTGTAATTGCAACTATTACGTAAATGAACAAATTAACACGGAAAAGGTAATTTGTCCAAACTGTGGCAAAGAGCATCCGTCTTCATCGCAAATCATATCTATGCTTCATATGGCTAAGTGCATTAATGATGGCAATGTCCCTGGTGCGAATACAGTGAGGACATTTGCTGTATCCAAGCGAGAAGATTCTGACTGTTAATAATGTTATTACAAAGTGGAGAGGGGTTTTTATCCTCCCCACTTTTTTTACTTAATTCGCTAAAGCCCCCATTTAGTTAATTACACATTAACTCGGGTACATCAGCTAACGCTCTCATATATAAAGTTTTCGCCCCTAATTCTGTTGGATGCACCTTATCATCATTCAGCATTCCATCATACCAACTTGCTCCGCTACTTTCGGCATTAACGCCCTTTGCGAAATCAATATATCTATAACCACTATTTCTAGCAATTTCATTTTTATATATGTGGTTTCGAATTGGCGTATTTGGAAATGTTGCAAGAATAAGTTCTATATTATTTTCTTCACATAATGTTTTAACTTTTTCGTAGTAGTCTGCCCATTGTTCGTTTACCGCATCTCCATCATTATCATTCATTCCCATGCACCAAATTATAGTTTTCGGATTACTATATTTTAGATTTTCGATAAGTGAAGTGTATGCTCCTGAAGATTTTCTGCCAGGAAAACCATCTAATAGGTTATTAGTGTACCCTGCTTTTAGCAGGTGTTTAGTCCATCTTGAGCTATCAATACAACTAAAATAACTGTCTCCGTATAACTGAATATCTTTGAAAAATCCATCGCAACTCCATGATAGTATGCAATCATTAAACGCCCCATTTACTGATTCTACAAAAATATTTCCTTCATTTCCAAACCAATTCCAATCAGTATATTCGTATGATACACCTTGACTTTGAATAGTTATTTTTGGATTTCCATTTGCGTCAACGTCAATCTTAATTTGTAAATCTTTTGTTATTGTTAATCCATGTTGTTTCGTTCTTAATAGCTTTGTCCCATAGTAGGTTCTTAATTCAGTATCAGTAACAACGATACTGTTTAAATTTTCTCCGTGTCCTATTTTAATTTCTCCCATTGCATCGAGATTACAAGCGAAAGATAAATGTTTCAATGTTAATATGTTAGGCACAAAAGTAGATAAGGTATTTCCAGTTGTCAAATTTCCACTAATTGAAATATTTTTAGATTTATTCGCATAGATTTTATCTTGTTTTTTAGAAATTGCATCGACTTTTTTATTTAGATTATTAAACCCTTTAGGCGTAATTGTGCTAACAGTTACAGTTCTCTTTACATAAAACTGTATATTATTTACAAACCGCATAAGGCAAGTTATGTATAGATTATCTACGCCTGACGGAACGGTATAAAGTTCAGTATCACTTGAAATAGATGCAGAAGATACTCGATCTGTGCCATTGTAAGCATCAATGAATCTCATTACTTGATGCGCGGAATCAATTATTGCAGTGATAATGTCACCTTCTTGCAAATTATCTAAATGGACATAGAAATAATCTGTGTTTGTATTTGGTTTGCCATTCCAATAATAATAATTGATAGTTTTAATAACATTTTGCTCAATGTTATGTGTTTCTGTTTTCGTTTCTGCATCTGTGATAGCACTTAAATCTTCCTTTAGCGAACCAGTTTCCTCTTTCAGTGAAGCAACGTCTGTCTTGTTCTGCTCGATCTGCTGTGCCTGTTCTGTGGTGGCACCGGGCTTGACCGGGTTCTTTTCAAGGTACTCATTTACTGCATTCTTGATTTCTTCCGGTGAAATCTCACCGCCTATTCCTTTTAAACATAATTCGTATAAATACTTCTCTTTTCTCGTGATTGGTTTCGGGAGTTCGCCCTTGTAATCACCTGTCAAGTACGCGAGATACTTTTCTTCCCTTGTTACTGGTTTATCTGCCATCTTTTTACTCCTCTCCGAATAGTTTTGGTTCGTCTGGTTGAGCTTCTTTGACCATTGCTTTCGCTTCTTCCTCAGTCATTCCTTCAAATTTCACGAAATACAACCATGCCGGAACCTTGCCAGTGGTCACATACTGCCACCATCTTGCACGGTCGTTTTCTCGCACATACAGGATGTCTCCAAAATCATAATTGACTTCATAAGCTCCGACAGGTGCAAGCCCATACAGGTCAGCGTAAACGTTCAGTGCGTAGATAACATCATCAAGGCAACTTTCCAGTTTGTCTCGAACATCTTTAATGAACTGCACCGTCCTCTGCTGTTCTGCTTCTACTCCTGTAGCCGTCTGAATGCCGCTAGATTCGTTAAAAACAAAGTATCCGTTAGAGAATCCAATCTTATATCCTAACTGGCTTAAAAGGGCATTTATGCCGCTTATACGAGTATCTGTGTTGAGTTGTGGATTGATTTCTTGGTAAAACTCTTTCTCATCCTGTCCGAATACATTTTTCACATAATCCGGCAAGCTCATTTCTTTGCATCTGTGCTCCATGGCCTGCGGTGTCATGGCGGATACTGGTGATCCGCTCGGCATCAGCAGTCGGTCATCTGCCAGAACGGTTTTCTTAGAATCAAGGATTTCTTTTGCATTACGGCTGTATGCAATGTCCAGATCTTTCAACTCTTCGATAGCTTCTGCAAATATCGGAAGCCCAAGCGGTGTGCTAATGTCTACATTATTCGCTTGTGGTGTCCGCAACACTCCGTACAGAGGTCCATCCAGCTTCTCACCGTTTGCCTTGAGAATTGGTGGCGTGTCTTCCATGAGGTCAGCCCATTTGGTCTGTTTAAGGTCAATCTTATCTCCGATGCTCTGAGGAGATTTTGATACGTAGGCTCTGTTGGAAACGTAGTATGGATAAGTTATCACTCCATCTATTGTAGTCTCAACAAACCTATGATATTCAAGCCTTGTATAGTATTTCCTTCCGACAGTATAAGAATCCTTAAATATAATCCCTTTGATCTCCTGGTTGTCATAGTCTACAATCATCACGTCTGCCGGAGTAAATACGTCAAGGCTCTCCCCATTCGGCTTGATGAAAACCGTTCCGTAAGCACAACTATATTCTACCCAGTGGCGTATCTGGAAATATACCTTGTCAATCTGTTCCTGCAACCATGTAGCCCTTGCGGAGCCATCTATCTGAATGCCAATCGCCAATGTTGTGAGCCGGGCTGTTTCTGAGCAGACAGATTTGGCAAAATTAATTGTCTTGATATTATTCTTATCATCTAACCATTCCGGCGCGCCTCTGTAGATGTTCGCACACCGATTAATCAGTGATTCCATCTCCGGAAATTCTGCTGCCTGGATATTAAAATCCTCTTCGGCTTGTTTTTTAAAAATCATGTTAAACCACCTTTTTAGTGTTGTTATAAGTCCCATTATGCACTGTTACCTCGTCTTCTCCACAATGATTCTGAGCCATACCGGACGGAATCTATCATATGATTATCCTTGTCTGGATATCCACTACAGATATTTCCGTCTTTGTCGCGTTCGTATTCGTATTTCTTAAACTCTTTGCAAGCATTTGGCGTTCTTTTTGGATCAAACACAAGTTTTCTTCGTTGCAGCCACTTCATGGAATACTCAATACTTCCCGGTCCTTTGATTGCTCCCCTTGCTGGGAGTCCTGAATCTCTGTAATCATTGATTGATTTAGGCTCGGCAGAATCGCAAGTAATTTCGTAATCATCATACTGCCTTCGCTTGATTTCATTCGCAGTCCATTCATTTGATTTTTTGTTTTCGTAAATCTCGTCAATGAAATAGATTGTTTCTCTAGCTGAATCATAATAGATTCTGGAGAAAGCATATTTGTCCGGATACCAGCCCCAGTCAACCCCCTGATAAATTCTATCAAAATGGCTGATCTCTTCGTCTGTGATAGTTCTTTCTTCGATATATTCAAAGATATTTCCACCATTTCCGTTGGCGTGTCCAAGGTACTCATTTTCGTAAGCATCTGGATTTACTTCTTTTAGATGTTCGGCATCTGTGAGAAATACGTCGCCAAGCCACTCCTGTTCAATCCCTAAATCAAGGTATGTGCTATGCACAACCATTACATTTTTATCTTTTTCTTCTGCTTCTGCCGTGTACTCATTTGCCCAGTTGTTTTTACTCCTAGGCGGGTTGAACGACTTGAATTTATACGCTTCGTTTCCCCCTCGAATAGCAGACTGCTGGATATTTCGGATTTCTTCTGGATTAGAAAACTGGTCTAACTCCTCGAACCAGACAATACCTATATATCCAAACTCCGGCTTGATAGACTTAATCTTTAATGGATCGTCAGCACCACGAAAGTAAATCTTTTGTCCGGTGGGCTTATACGTAATCTCCATCGGAGATACTTTGCATACAAATTCCTCATTTAGATCTAATTTATCAATAGCCCATTTCATCTGAGCATAAACAGAATCTTTGATAGTGTTTCCAACTTTTCGCAGAATCAGAGCGTGCATGTTCGGATTATTCTTCAGCAGTTCCGGTATGATTAGCGATATGGTCGAGGACTTCATGGAACCACGTCCGCCAGGGAGAATGTATTCGCTATGTTTCTTTGCCCGGATATCCCTAATCATTTTATGAAATACATCCGGTACAATATTCAGGTCAATATGGTATTCACCTTGTAATCTGGCTTTTTCTTCTGCTTTCCGCTGCTCTTCTCTGGCTTCTTTTATAGTAAGCGTTTTTTCCAGATCATTCATGGATTTCAGCTGATCGGAGAAGTCCGGAGTGAACCCGAATGAATCAGTCAGCTCACCTCTTGCGATCATAGAACGGCGTTGCTGAATTTCTGCCAGTGACATGATGTCAGTGCCTTTTTGCTTTTCGATGAGGGACTGTTTTTCGGCTATATATGCAGAAATACAACCTTTTTCCAACAGTTTTTTTGTCGCGTTTCTAACGATTCCATTAGAGTATCCAGCTTTCCTTGCGGCGTCAGATGCATTCCCGCCATTCTTTATATATTCAAGTGCAAACGCTTCCTGTTTAGGCGTTAAGTTCATCTAATCACCTCTGTCCATCCTCATTTTCTGACTGCCTCCCATATCTCTTTTAGGCACATGACTACATCATACTGAGATGCAGTTCTTAATATTTCATAATCGCAATCTTTCCATTCACCATGTTTTGTCGGTCTGAATACCGGCGTTGATATGATTGTTACTGTAATCAATCGTTCCTGCTCATGGCTGTAGAATTGTGATGTTCCAATTTTTATGATTAATCCGGTGGATAATATAGCTTTTTGAAGTTTTCTTGTAACTGCTTTTAAGTTTGCCATATCATCACCTCCAACTGGCTATAAAATCCCATAGTAACACTTCTGAGTATATTTTATCACAGGTCAGTAGAAAAGTTGTGGTACATGTTTGAGAAAAAATAATGGAAAATATTATATAAAAGCGTTGACACACCACCAAATTGGTGGTATTATATAATCATCAAAGGAACGGAGGAAAGTAAAATGAAAAAATACAACTTATCAAACATTATGAAAAGAGCATGGGAACTGGTTAAAAAAGCCGGAATGACAATTTCCTCCGGACTTAAAAAAGCATGGGAGGAGGCAAAAACAATAGAAAAGAAGATCTTTGAAGGACGCATGGAAATGACAGTTCCAGAGGCAGACAATAATACTGTAAGTGTTAGATTGTGGAAGAAAGGATCCTACAAAAGAATCTACTTCAACGACTACAAAAACAGAGCTGTTGGCTATATCGACTGTGTATCCCGCACAGCACATTACATGGACGGATACGCTAGAATGTATGCACCGGCCATTGACAGATTTATGGAAGAATATGAGTTTTAATTTAAGGAGGAAATAAAGATGGAAAAATGGACAATTCGTATTGACGATTCTAAGATGTCAATGTTAAGAAACTATGGGAGTTGCTACAAGCACGGTGGAGGAGCTGGAGGATATTTTGATTTCTTCGGGGATTCCTTGCAAGAGGCTGCCGATAGTCTTATACATGTATTAGTTGATGCATTCTCTGATGACAGCGTTACCATATTGGAGTATCCGGAACATGCAATTATCGAAGAGAGAATACATGAATATGCGAACTGTGCAGAGAAACATATTACTCTCATCTTTCCGTGCAAGTGCCGGAAATATAAAACTGGTATTGGTGATATCAATTTCAACAACGATATCCGTATTATTCTTCAGGAGCAAAAGATGCAGGTTGCCGAAATGCGTGCATTATTAGATGAATCACGCGTGGCGTTTTCTAAGCAGTACAATATCCCCGTAAGAACGCTTGAAAACTGGGAGTCCGGAAAGAGTCAATGTCCTGAATATGTAAGGCAACTTCTTGAGAGAGCTGTTAGGGAGGACGCAAAAGTTAAAAATGATGAATCAGACACCAACGCAGAAGATACTGGAAGCTTATGAAGAAAGTCAAACTCTGACTGGTATTCACAAGATCACTGGATACAACTGGCAAAGGATAGCAAAAACGCTTTCTACAGAAGGTATCGTAGTTAATGAAACACAGGCACTTATTATAGACCTGCATTATCGTGGAAAAAGTGCCGGCGAAATCTCAGCCATTACAGGCTTTGCCATGAGTACGGTTATGGCATATCTTCCAAGAGTACGACCAGCATATATGGAAAATCGATCAAAAAATGCAATGAGAATTGAAAAATATAGACGCAAAAAGGAGAGCCGGTAAATACCGACTCTCTAATTTTATTCATTGCTTTGTAATTTCCTGATCGTCTCGCCCTGATCTCCTGGACACCCCATGAAGCACTCCGGGCAATGTTCGTAAAATGTGCATCTGATGCAGTCATGTGGACTGATTGATTTGCAATATTGATGTAGTACTGCGAATGCTGATATGGCGAGCTGCGGGGTTATTTCTGGTGTAATATCATATCTTTCTGTTAATCTCTCCATCTACTTCACCTCTTCCATCTGACTTTCTACAATATTTGCGAGTAATTCCAAGGACTTAATAAATGAGTCCGTCAATGCTGCTGTGTCTGGGCATTTAGCAAATGCTCTGACAAGTTTTACTGCATCCGTGATTTCTTCTCCATCTTCGATAATTTCAGATGCTTCATGCAATGTCTTTTCAGCACAGCTGTAAGTAACGATCTTGCTGTCATTAAAATTCAATATGTTTGGAAATGGAATTTCGATAGGGTCTAAATGGTTTTCTCTCGCCCATGTGAACCCCTGAAACTTTGCTATTTTCAGAACACTCAAATATTCTTCCTGTGTCTTTACGAACACGCTTTTTCCTGTTAAATTAATCATCTAACTTCACCTCACAAAAATATATTCTTTTCTTCGCGCTTTTTCGCGCATTCTTCGCAAATAAAGATCGCTTTCGGATACCTAAAACGGCTATCATTAAGTATCGGATAATACGGTTCATACGCTGTGGTTTTCCATTTGCCACAAATATTGCACTTTTTCACAGTTTCGTTTATATTCATTGCCATACATCATTCACTTCCTGTAATCTCATCAATACAATCGTTCCAACCATCACGGTAATCATCGTTTGCATATTTGCAACTATCTTCATAAGTGAGTTTTTCTGGCAGCAAAGTTAGATAGCACCATTCCGGTATATTTTTCATTCCAATATCGTTTAGTGTGTGGCTCAATTTGCAAAGAATAAATTCTCCTGCTGGAACTTTTTTCTTTTCTCCAAATCTACATGAATCACAATTTTCTGGCGTTTTCATCACTAATACTGATTTACTCATTCCAGCACCTCCTGTAATAAATTTCGATCGTCAACCGCATTTCCAATAACGACTACTTTCTTCGCCCAATACGAGAAATCTTTTCGATAATTGGTTTCTTCTGGAAAATCTACATAAAATCCTAAATTTCCATTACCGTATTCTCCAAACTTAACAACAGCCGCAACTGCGCCATACTGGATGATGTCATTCTCCCAGATTCTCTTACCATTCTTATCAGTCAGTCCCGTGAACTGGCAGAGGGTTTCTATATCAATTATATCGGTATATACTGTAAACCGATCTGAATCCTTCCGATAAAAAATAATGTCCTTCCCACTTCTGTGATATTGATCTCTTAGGTAATATCCCTCAACCCATTCACCATTATCAATCCGCTTTCCCTTGAAAAGAATTTCTCTCATACGTTCTGCACCTCCTGCTCAGAAAGCGGTTCGAATCTTTTCTTCTGATTTACATCTGGATATTTGATTCTATCCACATCACTCGTAAACATACTTAACGGTCTGCACCATGTCACAAATGGGTCTGCAAAGCACTTGTAAATCACCATAATTTCATCTGATTCTGTATGAATAGCAATATCATTTACGATGTAGATTCTTCCTTTAAAGTGCTTGTATCTTCTTCCTACCATGTCTTCTCTTAGCTTTTCTAATGTTTCGACTGATACGTTACTCATTCAACTCCACCGCCTCTCACGATATCAACTGCTTCATTCAGACATTGAGCTGTGTACCAATCATCACCCGATTCTGGAACTTTATCTTCGATTAACGTTTCCAACTGTTGAACAACTTCATCTACATCAAAAACTGTTGGTTGTCTATTAATACAGTCAATAAACTCTTTTTGGTCGGAACTAATACTATTTCCAATTTCCCAGATTTTAATATATTCAATTAAATCGTCTGCATCAATTAATCTACTCATTTTTCACTCCTTCTCTCAATTGCTTTTGCAAGGTCAGAAATGCAATCACCAATATAGAAAATTGCTATCATTGCAACATTGATGTCTGATATTTTTGCACCTAAAATCCAACAAACAAACATAATTGCCAACCATACAAGGCACATTTTTTATTCCTCCTCCCACACTCCCAATAACCGCATTCTCTCATACAGTACAGCGACGGTCTTGCGTCTGTACCCATAAAAATCTTTCGGATTCATCGGGATATATCTTTCTTTGCTGATTTTCCTGTAACTTTTCCGGTGAAGAATATTTTCAATAACCATATCCGCTATCACCGTATTTTTCGGGCAAGCTGACAAGGCAGCACTGGTAAGCAGGTATCCATACTCTGCCGGAAAGTCTTTCAGCATCGTATTCAGTTTTTCTATGTCCTCTGTCGGAATACCGTAGTCTTTCAGCTTTTTATTCCTTGTCAGCATACCGTTCTCCTTTCTATCCTGTATAATCCTCAAACTTTTTTACACTTTCAAACGTAGCTCTCATATTTACCCATCGTTGTAATCTTCTGACGGAATCGGTAGGTTTTGTGTTTTGCTTATCAAAAATCATCACGTAGGGCCAATACCCTAAATCCCGAAGTGTGTATACTCTTTCCAAATCCTGTTCAAATGTGGTATTAAAATTTGTCAGCACATATACAGACATTTTTCTGCGATCCCACCCAGTTATTTTCTTAAACATTTGAAATTTCGGGATAATTGTGTCTTTGTCTTCATATCTGTCCCATGCAAAATGAATCTGTTTTATTTTCATTTGCTTAATGTAATTTGCCTTTTCTTCGGTCATAATCCGAATATCGCAGCCTTGTGAAAAATCTATATATGCTTTACTGTCTATTAACTGTTCAGATAGACTTTTCCATTCTGTACAAGCAAACATGTTCGGATCAAGCAAGACTATATTCTTTTGACCATTCCAAAATTCTGATAAATCTGCTACTTTAAAGCTTTTCTTTCCTTCTTTATCTTTTACGATACAGAAATCGCACCCTCTTGGGCATCCTCTTGTAAGGAAGCCATAAGCAGTATTTCTGCATAACTCTGGATAAAGACTATAATCAGGATAAATATGTTCAATTTCATCCGGTAATGATTCCCCACCAGACGGATACTCATATCCCGTGCCACCTTTTATGATTTTTGTTGCACATACAGGATGCGGATAATCCGGTGTAAACGTAAATACCTTACTCATATACACCTTATCTGGTGGATTTATCCATGCTGTTAATGGGTCGTACCATTCTACGGAATCACCTTTTTCCTTATGCCATGCCGATATTTTCATCAATGGCAGATTTGGAAAATTATGTCCATCAACATCTATAAGTTGTATTCTCATAGCTTCCTTTCTAATCGCCTGGGTGGTGCTTGTCGTACATGATCGCTACACATACAAGACCAGTTACTCCGACTATGATTCCAAGGGTGAATCCTAATACGAATGTAATCATGGCTCATCCTCCTTATATAGCTCTGGTAGTGGCATCCAGGCAACAACATCCGCCCAATCAATTTTATTTTTACAATCTGTGCATTCTGCAAAAACCCACTCTTGTTCGGACGCAAAATATGCCATCCAGCAAAATCGGCCGTCCGTAACTAAATAGCATTCTAAATAATTCTTTTTAATCTCAGGCAATCTCTCGCTGACAGAAATCCAGTTTTTAGCTTTTAAACGCTCAATAACTTTCTTCTGTTCTTCTTCTGTCTCGCAATGTATTATAACGTCGTAGCTATCATCGTATGCGCTAAATGAACCGTCTTCATTCTGCACAAGTGTCATTCCATCACTCATACTCCCACCTCCGAATCCGCTGGTACAGCGCAATCTGGATTACCGCACTTAACCATGTACATGATGCCGCCGCTAGCCCAACGTTCGGTTATCGCCTTTCCTCCGCAAAGTGGACAAGGTTTTAATTTATCCATTTTTTCCTCCTTATTTTCTCACATAATTCAAAATATTCTTCCAATGTTTCTGGCAGTTTGATACAATCTGGCTCATAAGGTTTTGGATATTCAGTATGTCCACACCTTGTACATTTGATTTGTGGCGGAAACTCTCTACTCCATTCCATATTTCCACCACATTTTCTGCAACGGATGTATCTCTCTACTTTCTTTGGCTTCGTTTTGAAAAATGAAGTGTAATTATTATTTTTCATTTTTATCCTCACTTTCCCCATGTAAGTAGCTGACACGCTATTAATTTAGATTTACGTTCATTTTCCTTGCCATGGCTTCTATAACTGTCACTGTTACTCCGTTCCCTGCCTGCTTGTATAACTGGCTGTCAGAATTTACGAACTGTGCTTTTTCAAAATAATCATCGGACCACCCTTGCAGTCTAAAGCATTCTTTTGGGGTCAGCTTCCGGATTGCTATGTAACACTGATATTTTTCATACCAGACTGCATATACCGTTAATTCTTCCGATACCTGCACGAATATTCCTTGATTGCAGCTTGTATCTAGCGTATTGGCGACTTCTTGTCCGGCTCTTCCTCTTCTTGTCTTGCTGTTTGGCATTGAGAAGTTCACGCTGTCAATTCCCACTCTGCATTCTGCGTAACCTTGTTTCGTTGCTTCTTTGACTTCAATCGCGATTCCGTGCCGGTCCTGTCCTGTCAGCGTGAACATTGGCTCGCCATCTTCTTTGAATCTTCTACCATTCTGACGTTTTTCAGCACGATCTGGCGTGAGAACTGGAATTGCAATCTTATTCCCCTCACCTTTGTTTGTCGTTAAAGTTGGATTTAATCCGTTGGAATCATACACGTTCCCATTCATTCCTTTCCCTGACGGATTCACATTACATACAACTCCAACACTTCTAGGTTCTTTGTAATCTCTACTTGTTAGTGTTGGACAAATATTTTCATATATGCGTGCTTTTCCATCTTGACCAATATAACTTGTATCAAATAATATGGATACTTTGGGTTCTGTGTTTCCTCCTGGCTTCGTACTGATTGTTGGTTCTAATCCATCGCTGCTATAAACTCTATCTCGCTGTGAATTTCTGCCATTAAGGCAACTGAAAAGATTTAACGAAACACTATTTTTTCCGTCTGTTCCTTCGATAGGAAATATTTTTGAGGTACTTCTCCCTCTAAGATGTCCGATAATAAAACATCTTTCCCGGTTTTGCGGCACTCCGAAATCTTTGGAGTTGAGCACCTGCCATTCTGCATCGTACCCTTGTTGTTCCATTTCAATGAGCAGTCTGGCGAAATCCCATCCTCCATTAACACTAAGCAGATTTTTAACGTTCTCAATGAAAAGGTAAGTGGGTTTATCTTCTTCTTTGAGTTGTCCGACAAGGTACATAACTCTGAAAAACAGGCTTGAACGGTTTCCTTGAAATCCGGCTTGCTTTCCTGCAACGGATATGTCCTGGCAAGGGAATCCGAAGCACCAGCAGTCTGCTTTGGGAATGTCTCCGGCATACACTCTTCGAATGTCATTTGCATACCATTCTCCATTTCTGTATTCCTCCTTTAATATTTCTTTCTGTCTTTTCTTGATAGGAATATCTTCCAATGCCTTTCGCTGCTCTTCTGTCAGCAAGTGCATTGAGATGTAACTCGCAGTGGCAAATTTATCGAATTCGCAAAAACCAACGCATTCATGCCCTGCTAATTCCATTCCCCTGCGAAATCCTCCGATTCCTGCGAAAAAATCTATAAATTTCATTTTAAACTCCCATCTTCTTAACCAGATTCTTATTCATCTCATCAAATCTTACATCTGTGTTCTCTTCAATGTCCTGCATCATGCTCAGAACGCTCATTTCGCCCCTATTCGCCATTTCAACATACCCATTGGCAGTTCTTACCACATCAAGCAAACGTTTCGTAGAAAAGCCATATAAGCGTCTCAGAGCCATCATGGTAGTGACAGTGTTGATCGTATTGCTCCAATCCTCACCAACGGTAAAGCCATCCTCGTAGGCTTGCTGCTCTACGTCTTTTATCTGTCTATAACAGATCTGCATTGAACGTCCAAACGCCTGAGCCGCCTGATTAGAAGTCTGAACAGGAAATCTGGTCTTTTTCTTGACTTTCAACTTGCTACTCATTTTTCTTTCACCTTTCTGAACTTATATCCTGTCACTCGGTACGCTCGTGGCGTTCCGGGGTTGTCTGTCTCAAGTAAGCCACTTTCCAGCAATTCACCGAAATGATTCTGTACGGTATGGTTAGATATACTCAGCCCTGCCGCAATTTCCGGAATACTTGGCGGATAATCATGTTCTTTCAGGTACCTTATGATATACAGATATATGTCTTTCCTTGTCCGGATACCTTCATAATACTTTCTTGCTGTGTTATATGGCATTTTTATCACCTCATTCATACTTTGCATTTTCCCTTTGACACATCCGCAGCCCATTTATAAAAAGCCAAAGACAGATACCTTGCCAAACTGTCTGGATAGATTTCATATAAATCCTCAAATCTTTTATGCAATGCATCAAAATATTCATCGTTATTTTCTACATTGTAAAATTCTTTTATTGTCTTCCAAAACTCTGGCATGAACTTGTGCATGATTGGAATATCTTTAGCTTCTAGTTTCAATTCCTCACATCCTTTTTGTATACAATATTCTGCACACTGTATACGCTCTTTTAATTTTTAAAAATTATTATATATTATATATATTAGGTATATAATATAAGTAACCGATAGTAACCGAAACGTAACCGTTCAAAAATCCGCAAACCATTGATTTTACTACATGGTAACCGAGTAACCGAGTAACCCTGACTTTCTCATATAGGGAAAATTTTATACTCAATATGTGCATATAAATACTCATATATATATATGCAGAATCAAAGGTTACCTAGGTTACCCGGTTACCTTTTGAACGAATTGTTTATCAATCAAACACAATATCGTCCGTAATTTCAAAATCATCATTGCAATTCACGAATCCTTTTGGAATTTCATCTACAATTTTCAAGAACACACATTTGGTGACAATTCCGTCCAGTTTCTTTGCTTTGGTCGGATAACCTCTGCTGTCGGTTTCCACAAGTCCATTCTTGACAGCCCATGACAAGAATGCCTTTCTGGAGAATTTTCCAATTTTGCACAGATCGTCAAACGCTGCGCTATAGATTATTGCGGTTGACGTTTTCTCTGCCGGATCATTGTCAATAGCTCCCCATCTTTCTGTCTTAACATCCGGGTTATCATCGAACTTGATTCCATTCATGGCAATCTTGTCAACCACGAACCAGTAAGCGCGTTCATTTTCAGACACCATTTCTTTCTCTGTCAGAAGACCCTTTGCTGTCTCGATGTCAATGTACTGGCCATCATGGAATAACTGATCTGTTGCAATTTTATCTGCTGCCAGAATGATACTCATTGAAATACTCTGCTTCTGCATCTTGTCATCGTCCTGTATAAGCCCCTGATAGTGCTTTTGTAGGGCTTTTATATCATCAATGGGCATTTCCTTGACTGCGTTCACAAAGTCGATTCCTGCATATCCGTAGTTCTTTTTAAGGGTATCTGCGGTGAGCTGCGGATCATCAAAAATCTTTTCGGAACACTCAACCTCAATAATTCGGTTAATGGCTCCGCCTTGGCTGACATATCCAGCAAGCGGTCGTTCACCATTGGTCAGAATGCAGTTCTGCCAGCGGTTCTCCCGGTTGACACCCAGCTCCTTGTTAGAACGACTCTTTCCTTTGCCGGAACACAGGTCGTACACTATGCCCTCGAAGTTATCCCTGATCTTAGCAGATACCTTGGAAGTATCATCCAGAATTAGTGGAAGATTGTTAAGCATATCAGACTTTGCTTCCAGAGCCACATCCGTTGTCTTGAAATCTCCTATATATCGTGATTCGCCCGGATTTGCCCAGACGGAAGCTCCCAACATAAGCGTCACAGTCTTGCCACCCTCAGTTTCTCCCCAGAGGTCTACAAAGAACGGAAGTGCGCCGACAAGCTTAATCAGAATACTGGCGAAGCTTGCAGCCAACATGATTTTTGGTTCTATTCTTCCAGTGGCACGAACCTTCTTCACGTGCTCGTACCACTCTGTTCTGCTGCCACCTACGCTGATACTTTCATACAGTTGCCGAAATCTCATATCTCCATCGAATACAATATCCTTGTCATATGGAAGAAAATAATCCCTGATCCACCCGATTTTACTGGAGGAATACTGAATGTTGATATAATCGTCATTTGCATTCTCGACATCTGACAGATACCGTACAAGAAACTTCGCATTCTCAGAAGTCACTGAAATCCCAAGTGCAGACAAGCCAACGATTTTAGTAGATGATGCAACCATGGTTTTTGGTACAATAACCTCGGACCATTTATTATTCCTCTTATAGATTAGCTTTATCTGTTCCTCTCCGGTCTCCAGATTCTTCATTCGCTCTATTGGAAGAATAGGGTGATAGCAGGCTATAATATCCGGCGATCCTGGATTAGTGTTTGATATTCTGATTCCATCATCGTCCGCTATCCAGTTAAGGCATTTCATTCTGTCATATTCACAATCAGAGAAATTAGTCCACTGGTCCAGCATAGACAACGTCTTGTTACTTTTTTCTTTCTCAATCATCTGCTTCTGCACCTTAGTGTAGGCTTTAAGCAAATCCTCAAATTTTTTCTTTACGCCAAGCTCCTTGGCTCTGTCCAGAAGAGTCAGCGTAAGACGCGCCTTGTCTATCTCGTCTTCCTGACTGAATATTTCGTCAAACACTTCTTCGTCCAGAATAGAAACCTTCGTGAGCTTGTTTATCATTTCCACTTTTAATCACCTTCTTCCAGTCCTGTTATGAATCCATGATGATATAGTGCAAGTTGCAACCTGTTCCATGCTTCACACCATCCGTCAGACAATGGCTTTACCCTGCCAAGGATAGCCCGGTAGAAATCTATATCAGACAAGCATTCTTGCAGCTCGGTCTTTTTCTTCTGTTCTTCCTTCTGCCGCATTTCCATCTGCTTCTGATGCCGGTATATTGCCATTCTGGATGAGAAATTTGGCTTCTGGTAAGTTCCCCCAAGTATGGTAAAAGCTGTCTTAAAATCGCAATTATCCATGTTCTGAACGAATGTGAATATGTCACCTGTTGCACCACAGCCAAAGCAATAATAGCTGTCTTTGTAGATTTTCATGGATGCAGTACGATCTCCGGTGTGAAATGGACACTGAACAAATCCTGCTCTGTTCGGAACCATTCCATATCTGCTCAGAACGTCCCTCATGTTATTCTGTTGTTTAATTGTTTCTTTATCCATTTAACAGAATCTCCAAAATTCTTTTGCCAGTGTCTTTCTTGTCACAAAACAGAAATTCAACACCATATTTGCGTTGCATCGTGCAAAGAATCTTATATAAGACATCTCCATGCATAACTTTCTGCTCCTGCTCCACCCAGATGCCATTCTTTTTAACTCTTTTCTTTGCCCGGGGATTCTCCCACCAGAGAACATCATCCAGCTTTTTAATCCCTTTTCCGTGTTCACACAGGAACACAAGCTTTATTCCTGCTTCGTTTGCCCGGATGATCTCAGCACGGAATCTTTCATGCTGTTGGCATACATTGCCACACAATTCAGAGAGATTTTGTTTTCGATCGACAACCAGTCGAGGGTTGTCATAATTCATGTAATCCCCGACGTAAAGCTTCGACACGAACCATTTTTCTCCTGCTGCATCAAATGTTTTCTTAATGCCATCAATAACTTTCTGGTGTTCCCTACTGTCAATTTGTATCATGCAAACGGCAACTCCTCGTCAATTCCATCTGGAATGCTCATAAAACCATCCGGGTCTGTTTCTGGATGTGGTGTCTCTGACTTCTGCTGACTCTGATTAGAACCTTTGCTTTCACCAAACTCAATTTCTTCCACAACAATATCTGTTGTGTATACCTTCTTTCCATCACGATTAGTGTAGCTGCCGGTCTGGATTCTACCGGATAAATCCGCTTTCATTCCTTTAGAAAAATATTTCTCGATAAATTCTGCCGACTTTCCGAAAGCGATGCAATTCAAGAAATCTGCTTTCTGGTCAGAACCCTCTTTCACGAATCTTCTGTTTACCGCAATAGAAAACCTTGCAATAGATGTTCCTTCATTGGTGTACTTGATTTCTGGATCACGTGTAAATCTTCCTGTAAGAATTACTTTATTCATGCTGTCACTCCCCCTTTAGAATGTTCGATGTCATAATCAATAAGCATCTTTAAGCATTTAGCACCTTTTTCCAGTGTTAAATGTTCAATACCGTCAACCTTAAATCTGGATTTTATTTGGTCTAGTAACTTTGAATCCGGATATTTTTTAATTATTTTTTCGATTCCCGAAATACTTTTTGAATCTATCAATTCATTGCTTTTCGATGAACCTACCTTTTTGCCGGATGTTTTCTCGTTACCTCCTGTATTAGTAGAATCACTGTCTTTGTTATCATCAATGCAGAATAATCCATTTAAAGCGTATTTTCTGGCATAGGACGAAGCTGCGCCCGTCACCTGTGAAGAATCCATGCCTTTCTTAGACTCTTCTTCCCTTGCATAAGCAACAGTTGTAATCTCGCCGGTATCTTCACAGTCATTCAGATGAGCTTCTGCCCTGACGTATATTCTATCCCCGACAACTTCCATCCGATCTGTGACGCTTAACACAGTCTTCGTTTCTGCCAGAAGTGGCTTTGCAGCTTCCAGAATATCTTCACAGCTTCTGTATTTGTATTTCCCGAAGGAATTGTACTGTCCTTTAGGGGCTTTCAGCTTTGACTGAATAACTCCCAGTTTTTCATATATATTCACTGTTATTCCTCCTTGTCATAAACCACATGCTTACTGCCCTCAATAATCAGCAAGCTTGCGATATCTTTCATTGATAAGGTTGATTCATTATAGATTTCAACCAGTGCGTTATAAGCACCTGTTGATACTTTCACAACCGGGTTATCCTTATCAGTTGCTGGCTGCTTCTTCCTTGCCGGAATGCGGATTTCAAAATCACTCATTGCCTTCCTCCTTATATGATTTCTGAGCCGTTAAAAGCCCATTCAAAGCCTGTACGTAGCTCGCTATTGTTCTCGCCTTGTAACTCTCGTCAATGTAGTTATCGGACGGAGTGGCAAGCTGATCGTCAATCAGACTCAGAATCTCTTTTATCCTCTTTTCCATGCCTTGGCTCCTTTAACATCTTGTAGAATGTATAGATATTGTCCGATTTATCTCCCACTCCGCTGACAGCCCGACCATTTTTGATGGAATCAGCTTCGTGGTACTCGATATGGTCCAGATACATATCCGGGTTTTCCCAGTCGATAAGATAACACTCACGAGCATTCAGTTCGTGCAGAAGCGTATTCACTGCAAGAACCATATCCCATTTCGGGAGGAGTCTTAATTCCTCAAGATTCATTTAACGGACACCTCCCATTAATAAGAAGTTCCAGAAGACATTTCTTTGCATCCTCAAAACTTCCGGCTTCAGATGGAAATTCGTAAAACTGGTTCAAAATAAAATGCCTTTCGATTTCGAACTTGTCATTAAAGACATAGATACGCATTACTGATTCGTCGCCTTTTGCGGTATATTCAAAACTCACATGCGCCTGCGTTTCGCTCGAAACTCTCAAACACAATCCAAATAACTCTTTGATCTTCTCCTCGTTCATTTTTTTCTCCTTTCACAGATTCCCTACTAAGATCATGCTCATTGCGGCTGCCGATAAGACTCTATCAGCAATTCCCGACCATTCCCAACATGGCAGGAACGTCGCCAGAATTCCTATGGTGATCGCCATAATCACTTCTCTTACGCGGACTTTGTTCATTTTTTACTCCCTCCAAGAATCCACGCAAGGTTGCTCGCCACCAGTGCGGCGGCTGTCACAATCCATGCAGTGAACCATCTTCTTGATTTCTTCTTGCTCTTCTCAACAATTTCAGTCGCAAGTGCTACTTCGATGTCATCCCATGTAAGCTGGTTTTCATTCTTAATTTCGCTCATATCGTGCTAATTTCTCCTTATTTGTTCTTATTTACCTTTACAATTAGCAGATAGAGGCTTATAATTAACCTGTATCTACTAAATCGTGCTTAGTAGATGCAAGCTCCGGGGTGGAGGTCTCAGCTCCCTCCGGGGCACCTACTTATTAAGAGCAGCTTTGCCTTTCCAGACATGACCAGTTACTTCATATACCTTTCTGGGGCTTATGATATATGTGATTCTACTGCCGGAAAGACTTTTTGCCGGCTTGTTATTCTGGATTGCTGTCCCAATCGGCAGCCATCCGTACACAATTCCTGCTCGGATTGCTGTTACAGGAAGTCCGATCAGTTGACTTGCATCAGATACGCTCATATTCTCTGATGAGAACTCTGGCATCTGTGGAATGCCTGATATGATTCTTGCGACTTCTGCTGCAAACTGATGAACTTCTGCATTTTCTTTGATGTAAGTATCGACTTCGTTCATTTCATGCTCCTTTCATATTTGTTTTTATGAATTTTTTTTACCTTTGATTTCTTCTTTCTCTTTTGAGTTTTGAATGGAGATTTCTTTCCGGTAAAATGTGTAAAATTATTTGCTCCCATTATTTATCACCTATTGTATTTCTTTTCCCCTCTACCTATAATGCATTTACAGGCACCGACATGCCGAGTATAACGAAAGGGGAATTATATGGTTGAAACAATTACACGACTGTATCATTGCCACAAGATTCACAAACACGTGACTGTTTATGAAGAGTATGAGGTTTCTGGTAACAGTCGCCGCCTACTGCGGTGCTCATGTCCATATCATCAATACACGGAAATGAAGCCGCACTGTGATGGGTATAATGACCATGGTTTTCAATGTGGTTATGCAAAAAATCAATAACCAGACTCACTAACTCATCCGGTCGCTCACTTGGCGATAGGTAACAGTAAAGCCGAAGGTCACATTTGCAACAGTCTCCACCGGATTCCTTGCAGTGTTGACTGACGGCTTTATTAAATTGTAATGCGTCTATTGTTCTCATCTCCTTTCTGATAGTTACTTCAATATCAGCCATTGTACAAGTAGATTGCCAAGCAAATTACCAAACATTCCGCCGAGTATCGACATAGCACAAATAATCCAAAGACCAGTCTGCTTCTTCATTGACTCACCCCTCTTGTATCTCGATAAATCTCGATTTTTGTCGAATTTCTTCGGATTGACTTTTTACTGTTATTCTCCTATCCTGTAAGTACAGGCACTGACATGCTGAGTATTGAGAAAGGAGAATATTATGGATATTATTCAGGAAGATCTCTTAAAGAGAATCATTTCTCACTATAAAGAAACAGGTCAAAATTCATTTGATAGCACGCAATTCTCTGTCATCGAGAATATAGCTATGAGAGAACTTGCAGCTAAAGGATATATTTCCATCAGTTCCGATATCCTTGAAACCGTTTCCTTAACCGACGAAATTCTTCACGAAATTTCTATGAAATGATTTCTTTGAGATGTGCACGGGATTCCTTGTATGGTGCAAGGATTTCCTGTGCCTTTTCCAAATCTTCCGGTGTGATCTCGCACAGAACATCAATTAAACTGACAATATTAATATCGAGGGCGATCGAATTATTTAATTTCGCAGTCCTGTATGAAACATCTGCTAATGCCTTGCTAATGTCGATTCCCAAGAATTTTACTCTTGTCATGTTACCGGAATTTTCAATTGAAATAATTGGTTTTGCGGCCACTGTTTTCACTTCCCTTCTAGTTAAGAACTTTGAACTTTTTCTTTAAAAAAATAGTCCTGTATATCATCAGCAGAAAGTTCTAACAGATTGACTGCCTTGCAAATATCTGACTGCTTCCAAAACAGCTTTCCGTTGAGCTTCAACGACAATGTACGCTCCGACCATTCCATAGCATTCGCAAAGGAACTCTGACTATCATATTTCTCAACGATTCTTCCTTTGAGCTTACTATAATCAAATGCCATATCTGCACTCCTTTCTAGTTCAATGTTTCGAACTAATTATAATATAACACCGCCGTTACGCTATGTCAATACATTTTTTCAATATTTTTAACTTTTTTGTTTTAAGTCTTGAACTTTTGTTTCATATGTGATATATTATCATCAGAAAGCGAAAGGAGAATAATATAATGGAAAAAGTTAGTTCGTCAGAAAGATTTAAGACTTTGATGGACGAACGTAATCTGAGACAGGTTGATATTCTCAATCTTGTTCTTCCATATTGTAAGAAATACAATGTGAAAATGAATAAGTCAGATATTAGCCAGTACGTTTCTGGAAAGACAGAGCCTAGTCAAGAAAAACTGGTTGTCTTAGGAATGGCACTAAATGTTTCAGAGTCGTGGTTAATGGGATTTAACGTAGGACGTGCCAGAAAAGACACACCTAATCAGGCGAAAGAAGATTTTAATCTGATTTCAAAATTCTCATTATTAAGCGAACGCGATCAGAAAATTGTTTTAAGTCTAATTGATTCCATGCTTTCTAATTAAAAAAAGTGGGGCTTAATCGCCCCACCTCTCCAAAAATAGTTTTATGAATGTGTACAGGTACTCTAATGTACCTGTCTTTTTTATTCCATTTATCATCTCAATAATCTCTTTCTTATAATCCATAAATAGCCCTCCCTGTCACAACTATCACCTACACTACAGTATATGTCCGGCTTGTGGGAAATATAACCGAACATTCGTTCATTTTTTTGCTATTATATCACTAATGTTTGCCCTTGGAAACTGCCAGATATACACCGATATGTTTATGATTGCATAGAAATTATTCGTAACATCAAAGATATAGTCTTTTCTGTTTAGCGGCAGGGCGAATAAAAATGGCGGCATGCTCTGCTTTATTTCATGGGTGCTATTCTTATGTAGGGTAGAAGACCTGTACGCATTTTGGACAGAATACACTTCTGACTCTTCGCGGATATAATCGTCTATGCACATTGGTAAACAAACAATGTAATTAAGCAAAAGTACAGCTCCTATTATAATTAGTATATTTTTGATTATTTTCATTTCACAAATCACCTAAAAACGTATATTTACAACTATATTGTATGATGCTATAATCAACTATAACATATAGAATTCTTATTTGACGCAAATGGCGAAAATGACAGTTTAAAGGACTGATTTGCATGAAAATTGCGATTTGTGACGATAATCCTTTGCAGATTGATTTTTTTAAGGCTCATGTTGATGAGTTTTTGAAAAAGCGTGGAGACAAGAGCTACACGCTAAACACTTATAGTAGTGGGAAGCCGCTGATTGATGATATAGCAGACGGTCAATGGTACGATATAGTCGTGCTGGATGTGGTCCTAAATAATGAGAATGGCATAAATGTCGCAAAGCAGCTCAGGAAAAATGGATATAATGGCAACATTGCCTTCTGGACAGCATATAAAAACTATGTATTTGACGCATTAGACGTCTTACCAGTGCATTACATCATCAAAGGTTCTGAACATGGACGCATGTTTTCTGTCGTAGCGCACACGTTGGAAGATATCCGAGAGAAAGCCTTAACTATCAAAAACCGAGACCACTTCCACCGGGTAGAATTCCGGCATATCGAATACATAGAAAGCCGAAATAAATCAATTCTCGTCCACTGTACTTGCGGCGTTATGCATGTAGCACGTGAAAAGCTGTCAGATATAGAGCCGCATCTTGATGGAAGATTTCTCCGTTGCCATCAAAGTTATATCGTCAACATGGACGAAATTAAAGATGCATCAGATCATTTTGAGATGATATCGGGGGATATTGTTCCAATCAGGCAGAGGGAGGCTGCCAAAATAAGGAATCTATATAAGAATTATATCGAGAATTTTGAGTAATCGTGTCAAAAGGGGGAAATATGAAAAAAATACGAAATGTGTTGATGATCGTTTGGACCGCATTAATTGTATTAATGATTGTGGCCTTGATGAGTTCAAACGATCTTTCATCAGACAATATTATGGTCGTTGTTGTACTTGAGGTATTTGGAATTGCTGTTTTGTATCTTATTTTTGCACTTTTGCTGTCTATTAAAAATAAGGTTCAAAAACCTGCAATATCAAATAATTCCGTAGCAACCCAGCCAGCGGTTGTAGAAAAACCTGTTCGAGTATTGAATCTGAGAGTTATATCCGGTAAGGAGGATTTTGAGCTTGGTTCCAAACACGCAAGATTTGATTTGAAGCAATGGAAAGATGGGTCTGTTACAGTGTCAGATGCTCCAACCAAATATGAACTTTTCGACTATGAATGGAACGGGCCGGAATACAGAACAGTAGAAAAGACAACTACAACATCTCACACTAAAGGGAAAAGTAAAGAAAAAACGAAACGAAGAGGGCATTTAGCAGGAGCCGTTGTTGGAACCGCTATTGCTCCGGGAGTTGGAACTATAGTCGGTGCAGCTGTTGGAACTGGAAAGAAAACCAAAGGAAAGAATAATTCCACTACTACTGGAACTGCTACCACAACAAGTGATAACATTGAAGTGGATTCTTATGCATCTATGAAAATGCGGAATATCGAAACCAATCAAATAAATACTATTGGATTCCGCTGTAGTTCAAATATAGATATGCAGTTAAAGAGCTTCAATATTTCCAAAAGCTCTGATGCTGTTGAAAATGTTCGAAATCAGAAAACATCCGTTGAACTACTGAAGGATTACAAAGAGCTTTTAGATAGCGGTATTATTACTCAAGAAGAATTTGACCAGAAAAAATCAGAACTTTTATAAAAAAGAACCGGCTCTCACTACCAATGAGAACCGGTTTTTAAAATACTTGCATCACAACTGAATAGCGAAGATGATGCGTACAACACACAAACCATATTGTATCATCTTCGGCTATTTTGGGCAATACAGAAAATTTGTTCACATTTCAAACAAGGAGGAATATCATGCCGAAGAAAAGAAAAACTTATCCAAAATTACCAAACGGATTCGGGAGTATCCGTTATCTTGGCAAGAACCGACGTAATTGCTATGCCGTGCATCCACCGGCAACGATTGACGCATCAGGAAAAGCGATCCGCCCACCCGCGATCTGCTACGTTGACGACTGGCTAAAGGGTTTTGCTGTCTTAACTGCCTACAAAGCCGGAACATATAAGCCAGGAATGGAGAATGACCTACCTGTATCTCCTACCGCCGATACAGATACCCTTGTGAGCCGCATATTGGCTGATTACGGGACGATAAAAGGAGTAGAGGGTAAACATCCAGAGATTAAGAAATTAACGTTTGCAGAGGTATACGAACGGTTTATGGCATGGAAGTTCGCCGAGGGAACGACTTACTCAAAAGCAACGAAGTCAAACTATTCGGCATCCTATTCGTACTGCAAGCCATTGCACGACAGACCTTTTGAGGACTTAAAAGCTACTGACCTGCAAGAATTTGTCGATAGTCAAAAAGGTTTTAAAAGAGGGAGTTTGAGAGTAATACTGGTGCTGTTTAACCAGATGTACAAATATGCGATGTACGCTGAAATCGTATCAGAGAACAAATCCAGATACGTCAAGATAAACAAAGAGGACGACACGGAACATGGTACTGCATTTTCTGAACAGGAACTGGAAATCCTGTGGCAAAATTCAGCAGATTTTGACGTACAGTTAATTCTGATCATGTGCTATTCCGGCTGGAGAATCGGAGAAATTGAGAATCTGGAGGTTAATCTGGATGAACGATATTTTAAAGGCGGCTCAAAAACAAAAGCTGGCAAAGGCAGGATCGTTCCTATACATCCGTGTATCTACGATTTTGTCAGAACAAGAATCGAAACTGACGGAACTCTACTGAACATTAACAAGGTCACCTATCGGATGTACCGATTCTATCCCGTATTGGAAAAATTAGGAATAGTCGGAGATCCGAAGCACACACCACACGATTGTCGGCACACATTTTCTGCTCTGTGTGAAAAATATTCCGTCAGAGAAAACGACAGGAAAAGAATGCTAGGACATGCATTTGGGAATGATATCACGAACGCTGTATATGGACATCGAACAGTAGAAGAACTTCGAACAGAGATTGAGAAAATAGAAGTTCCGTTTGTGACTAACTGTGACTAACCGTTCCTTTTTAAGATGTTTTTATTTTATCAAATCTATCTATATAAAGTCCGGAAACCCGCATAAAATCAACGTTTTTTCAGTATTTGTGTACTTTTATGAATGTCATAATAACATTTACATTAGAACAGGCAAAGTAGAAAGAAATGCCGTATTTATGCGGATTTCAGTATTCTATTTGTGACCAACGTGTGACTAACCAAAATATTCTTATCATTCCGAATATGATACAATATAACGTAAAAGCCCCAAGGAATAATTTCCAAGGGGCTTGAATTTTATACTTTTTTGATGTATTTCGCGGAAACAAATCCGAAGTATTTTCCGGCAATACGGATGTAGTACCAAGAACTACCATCACTTGCTTTCTGAGTGAAGTTCATAACATCAACCTTGTTTCCTTTGTTCAATGTCGGATATTTTTTGATGTTCGGATATTCCGTTCCAGCCCATGTGCGGACGTTCAGGCTGGAAGCTGTAACCTGTCCAGTGTACAACCTCTGATTCTTGTCTTGCTTTTTGGGAATCGTTGTGGCTGTATTCTCTACTCCGTCAATCTTAAGATATTTTGTCGCAGCCCATCCAATGCCGATACCTGCAACTTTGATTTTAGTCCACATTCCAGACTTCTCACCATTGATTTCAACACGGTTGCCTTTGTTAATCTTGCCAAGAACATATCCATTCGGCGTTTCACGGATATAAAGGTCGTCCACCGTAGATGTAGCCGTTCCGGTTGCTTTCCAAGTGGCTGTAGACGCTTTTTCTTTGCCCCAGTCAATCCAAACATATCCGTCAATTGCAGAATCATTAATAGCGTAAACTTTATTGCGAACAGCTCCGCCATTTGCGACTACTCCAGCAGCACTGGAAGTATTTCCTTCATTGGTATAAACGATGCTGCCATTGAACCTACGAACAGAGCCAACATGGGAACCGTTACGGAATATAATCAACGCACCTACTTTTGGTGATTTGTGCCATGTTCCATTAGCTTTGGCATGATTTGTGATTGATACGCAATTGTAAAAACCACCGCCCATAATCTTTAATGCTCTGGCGATTCCAAGGATTTTTACCAGTTTCCAGAACTGATACTCTGCACACCACGGCTGAGCCTGACAACCCGGCTGCCCCCAAGAATTTACATCACGGGCAAATTTGGTGTAGTTGTTATATCCGGCATTCTTCTTAAAATCGTCCAGATAAGCATTGCTTTTCTTTTCAAGATATCCACCATTTGAGGCGTAATAATCTCCGAGTTCTGTAAATTTCTGTAATTTTGTTTTACTCACTGTTCCCTCTTCTTTCTTTTCCGTCCGATAATCCGTATAGAATACGTCCATATCAACGTCATTCGCACTGATTCCTTCTACTTTTCCACTCTCTGAATACTGCCAGCCTATGCCAACGGACGGTCTGAGCCGTTCTGGAATAGTCCCGTTGTCATTATTCGCATAACTTGCAAGCCAGAGGTCATATTTCTTGAGGTTGTCGGACAGGTAATTATTATACCAGTCCATATTGCAATAGATACCAACTTTATAACCGGCTTTTTTCATTCTAGTCAAGAATGATACCGCAATATTCTCGATTGCCTGTTTTCCAAGGCTTCTCTGCTGTTTCCATTCGAGATCGTAGAATACTGGAAAGTCCAGTCCGCGTCCGTTCAGTACTTCGATCACGTTCTCAGCTTCTTCAACAGCTTGTGCCGGTGTTAAGGCATAACTGTATTTGTATACCCCTGCCAGAATACCGCTCTGTTTACATCCTTTATAGTTATGTTTAAACGAGGAATCTACGCCATATCTCTGATGGACTCTGAGGATTGCTGCTTTTACGCCGGATTTTGCGACTTTTGCCCAATCTGGTTTGCCTTGATCTGACGATACATCAATTGCTTTGATTTCCATGCTTTTGCCTCCTTATGCTGTGATTTTTTTGAACTGCAATATCAAAAATGTAGATGTTCCGGAATGCGTTCCTGTTGTCGTATTGAGGAAATAAGTGGTCAGCGTATTACCTGAGATAGATATTCCTGTACAGGTCAGCCAACCGGACGTTCTATGAATTGGCACTAGCAGGTCTGCATTCGCGTTTTTGGCGAATGTCGCTGTGACTGCACCAGTGGATTTTCCTGCCGCTGTCGACGGTGCAGTTACATTGACCGTAGTTGCCTCGAGAAGCACATAACCTGTTCTGGAAAATGTAAATAACGCTTTTCTCAAGTCCGCAGCTGTCATTTTTTTAAGTGTGGCTCCGGCACCAGCCCCAACCGGAATCAAGTCCGTATCCTGCAAAGATGTGGCTTCCGGCAAAGCACTCAGCACATCTGTTTTTAATGAAGTCGCCATGGTATCACCCTCCTTGTTTATTGTCCAATATAACCATACTGTAAAAGCTGGAATATTGCAGTGCCGCCCAGGTTCTCGTTACTGAGATTAGAGAATATTGCCGATATTGTACTTGTATCCTCGTCTACGCTATAGGTGGCAATATTAATTTTCCCTCCAGCCCCTGTTACTCCTTGAAATATAGCTACACACGTAGTAGCGTCTGATAATTTAGAAAATTTTTTCGAGACCGGCCGGGTTGTGGCCGAACTAAAATTCGGAACTTCCATCGTGATCGTTTCAGTCTGCAAAAGGACTTGTGCTCCGTATTTGTAAATTTTGCCAAAGTCAACGATGCCACTATTTTCTAGTACCACATCCGTCACGGACACATCTGTACTTTTGCTGCCTTCAACTCTCATTATACCTTCTTTTGTCATGCGATATCCCGTATAACTATAACGTGTGCTTTCTTCGCTGTATGAATCCCAGAAGGTGAGTCCATCATTGTCGAGAGTTCCTATCGGTTCTCCGTTACTATTACGTAATATTAACGCTCCGTCTCCATTATGCGCTCCACCCAATGTTAATTCACCGCCTAACGCCGCACTAAAGCTGATATACAGTTGACCATTTTTGTAGTACAGCCCTTTCCACGCTCCGTTGTTGGAAAGGATATTTACGATGTCCGTCTGCGTTAGATTGTCAACGTCAATAACTACCGCTACGCTCTGCATATCGAGCATATCCGTAGTGCCGCCAGCCGCGTACAATTTGCACCGGATGTTGGTTATATCGCGTGGAATTCCAATTGTAGTACCGTTGCCGCCTGTTATGGTTTGACCATTTCCATCTGTCAGAATCGTATACAGATAATGTTTAACCGAAGTTTCGTTTGTGGACGATGTATAAATAGTTTTCCATGTGTTCCCGTCAGCGGTTTCCTCAATCATGAATCTGCCCTTGTATGCGTATCTGGTAGCTGAATCCCCGTCGCGGTAATACGCGTTGAATTCCAAAAAGTTCGGGCTGATAACCTTGTCTGCTCCGCGTTTCAGGACTGTACAGGATGGCTCAATAATGTAAGTTCTTCCAGGTTCGCCCTTAATCTTGCTCCACGTATATTTCGTAGGGTCAGTAGAGTCCGCCTTAGTGGTGTCGGTATACTGACCAATATACAGTTTATTAGTTCCGTCAGAAACGGAAAAACCAGTCCTGCCATCAGCACTGTTTGCATAGGCAATGTGCAGATAATATGTTTTTCCGTCCGTTCCGTTCGTTCCGGCAATGCCATCTTTGCCATCTGTTCCCTCAAATTTTGACCATGTGTATTTCTTTGGGTCTGTACTGTCATTTGGCTCATAATCTACATAAGTGCCAATATATGTGGACGGGGTCTCGGTCATCTGGCTAGATGATGTCGGATTTGCCACAGAACTATACTTGATGTGAAAGTATGATGTTTTTCCATCTACTCCATTAGTTCCGTCCTTGCCGTCTTTGCCCGGGATTCCCTGCTCACCTTTTTCGCCTTGAAGTCCATCAAGTCCGTTAATTCCATTCTTTCCAGCTTTTAACTTTGCAACCGTAAACCGCTTCGTGATTGACAATGCTCGCAGATAAGTGGCTTTGATGTCCACCCAACCATTGTCCGCACTCAATCCGGTCACGGTATAAGTATGTGTGGAATCATCCCATGAGCCAGTCACATTATTGGATTTCGTAACGGTGTAGGTGCAATCATTGGTCACATCGTTAGTTCCATACATGACCTGAGCCGTAGTTGTCACGGTCGGAAATGTTCCAGTGATATTTCCATCGGCATCAGTGGTGATACTCTGGTAGTCGTTGGTCAACTGCATGGTCATGTTCTTTGCTTCCGCAATGCTGTTGTCCATAGCAGTCAGCTTTTCAGTCAGAGTCTGGTCGCCGATAATCAAAATGTCCGGATTCATGTACACTGTATTGGTATCCATATTGGCCTGGAAGATAATATCTCCGTTTTTATCTTTTACTGTCAATGCACCGGTATCAATATAATCTGCATTGATTCCCTCGGCGTACAGAAGTTTGGTTATCATCGTTCCAGTCAACTCGAATCCGAACGGATAGGTTTTACCACCATCATTTGACACGCCGATTGCCTCAGCCGTAATCTTAATTACATTTTTTGATTCTGCCAGAGTGCCTTTGTCGTGGAAATACGAGATTGTACTTCCATCTTCTTGCTGGACGTAAGTTGCGAACAGTCCGCTTCCGACAGAAAGAGATTTTTGCAACTCTTCAATTGCTAACTCCCTGGCGTTTTTTTCTTTCTCAACAAGCCGGCGCGCTGCAATAATTGCTTTTGTGGCTCCAGAATAGTATAGGCTCATTCCTCTGATCGGGTCATCAGCCTGTGTTTTTACAGTAGTTTTCCCATTAACCGCATATGATACATCCGTCAGAGGAGTAACATATTGGTTAAGATTGCGGTCATAGGTATAAGCCACGTCGCCAAATTCCAACAGCGGATTGAACGCCATATCTCCTTGGAGATTTCTGAATTTTGCCCCGATAATGGAATCACCAATCTGCGCTGCCACTGTTGCAAGGTCGGCTTCACCCACAAGATTGTTCTCCATAGACAGAATATAACCAGAAGTGCCGTATGTTTCAGAATTATCACCGTTCATTACATTAATTCCAGTTATCACAATGTCGTCGCTCGATACCGTTGGCATATTAATATAATCCTTGAGTTCAATGCTCGGAGTAGCGTCCAAATTCCATCCGACAAACTGCAAACTTCCGTTGCTGTCAAGACGTGCGTTCGCGGTATCAAGCATGGCAGCCCATCCGAAAAGTTGACGATATGTCATATCTTTTGGGAGTTCGTTGATAATCAGATCGCCATGTGCCATCTTCGAAAAACCAGCCGTGATACCAAGAGTACCGCACGCGTCCCTCACCAGACTCTCAACCGTCTGCGGGAGAACCAGTTTGGTTGAAAAGACCGCATTGGTCTTATATATATCATCCAGTGCGGTAAAACTGAGGATTTCACCGTACTGTTCTGGTGTTGTAATCGTATACACACCTTTATCAATGGTCTCGACCGTATCGGCATCAATCTGCATTTTAAGGTACGCATGGACTTTCGCCATATAGAAATAGTAGTCTTTCCACTGGTCGGAAGTGTTATCCAGTTCGAGCGTCATGGACTTGCAGATAACGCAACCGATTGGAAAACTGCTACTTTCTGCACAATCAGAAAATGAGTTGTTGCCGTTCATAATTTCGTCTTTTAAGTGCTTTAATGTTCCGTCAGAAAAGGTAATATCCACTTCAATCCATACCTTTTCTCCGTTCTCAAGTCCCTGCTTGAATGCATTAGATACATTAATCAAGTGGATTCACCCCCTGCATGTTAAAAGATATTTTTGATACAAATTTTAAGTCTGGCGAAATTTCTCCGATAGTTAGGCTTGCTTTTCCAACATAAAACGGGTCTGTTCGCCATGCCATGTGGTAAAGTGACCAATGATACAAATTGAAAGTTTTTCCTTTTGCGATAATTTTGAGAATTTTGTTTGCCTCTATAACCGGAACGTTTGATGCTTCATAGCTATACTGTTCGACTGTAAACAATGGAGTTAACAATGCTTTTCCGAACTGTGTGCGGTTACTACCTTCTGAATAAGTTGTTTCGAGGTTATAACCCATATCTTTATCTGGCTGATAGATGGAAGCCCCATTCATCTTGTATCGTTCTGTTACGCTTTTTGGAATAGTTGCCACGCTTCCACCTCCTATGCCAGTTCAAACGGATTTCTACCGCTTGTATCACGTCTTAATTTTGCTTCTTCGATAATTTCATCAAATACTGTTCTTCGGTTAATCTGAGCAGTAAATCTGACGTTTCCGCCGCTCTGCTGTCCACCAGATTCCTCACGAACAATTTTTCTGAGCAGTGCTTCTGGTGTTTCGATGTTATTACCCTGTTTCTGGTCGCCAAGGACGGCTAAAAATTCGCTTCTCGGTGGGATGACCGCACCTTTAGCCAGATAAGGTACTGTTGGAACTCTCGGAAAACTTGCAGTAAATCCGATGGTTCTTGAGCCGAACGGAGTCGGTACCTTCCACGGACCAAAGGAAAACGCGGATTCGATGCCGCCGATCGCACTGTTGACCGTTCCAATCGCACCATTTACAATTCCAATGACCTTGTTCAATATATTCCGAATGGTATCTTTGATTCCACCAAATATATCGACAACCTTATTTTTAGCTGATGTAAATTTTCCCACTATACCGTTTTTGATTCTCTCAACAAGGTTTCCAATGGTTGACCAAATCGCATTCCATTTCTGGCGTGCCGTGGATTTTATATTGTCCCAAATTGTGGATATTTTAGCTCCAAGATTTCTGAGCTTGTTGCCAATATCATTGACAAACGTTACTGTTTTGTTCTTAATCCAATCCCATACTTTGCCTGCAACTTCTTTAATTTTGTCCCAGTTTTTGTACAGTAATACGCCAATCGCAATACAAGCTCCAACGGCAATAGCGAATATTCCCCCTGGCCCGATAGCTGTTGCAATAGCTTTAATTCCGCCCATGATACCACCTGCGCCAGTCATTAACGAGATAAGCCCCTTTGCAGCCATGGCTATTCCAGACACACTTTTAATAACTCTCGACGCCAATCCTGCAATCTTTGCCGCTGCGAACGCTCCGATCAGAGCCGCACCGAATGCTTCAACAATCGTCTGGTGATCGGCGAGAAACGTAACTACTTTTGATACTAGATTAATCACTGTCGGAATTCCTGTTTCAATCAGCCATTTCAGCATCGGAAGAACGATATTGTTGTAAATCCATTCAAGAACGTTTCCGATAGATTCCAGAATTGGCGCAAATGTACTGGTCAGATTGCTGATAGATTCCAATAGCGGATAGAAGTCCAAGTTCGCTGCCCATGTTGCCGTATCCTCTGCAATCTTCTCAACAAGCTGCATGACCACCACAAGAGCATCTGCAATGTTCTGTATAATCTGCGTTCCGACATTGTTCTTGTTCCATGCGTCAGCGAAACCGGAAGCAATATTCCCAATGGTCTTAAGCACGTTCTGGGCAATCTTAAGCATGGTCGTGAGTATTGTTGTACCAGTGCCATTCGTCCAGACTTCCACAAGACTTTTACCTACGCTTACAGCGAGCTTTTTAAGTCCATCAAGTGCGGTTTTTGCCGCATTAATAGTATTCTTGCCCTCTTTCTTCCAAGCGTCCTGGAATGGCTTCCAGAGTTTTTTAAGTAAGTCTGCTAATTTCTTGGCAGAATCACTGATTTTATCCAGTGCATTTTCGCCCTCTGCCAGACTGCCATAATCCACACTGCCAACCGAACTCGGCAATCCTCCACTCCCAGAACCAGTTCCACTGGATCCAGAACCGGATGGAGTTGAAGATGTGCCCTCTGTGGAACTAACCTTGTGTACTTCGTCAAGTGACGAAAGATAGTTTTTTGTTTCCTTATTTGCTTTTTTTGTAGCTGTTGCATTATCTTTATTGGCATTCGCCAATTTCTCTGCATTGTCCGCTGCCTGTCCATACTGATCTGCTGTATCCGCGATCGCGTCTGTTCCGGCAAGGCCTGCACCACTTGCACCTGTCTGACCGGAAGATTTCTTCCCAGTGATTAACTCCGTAAATGACTTGAAGGCATTTGCCAGAGTTGCCAGTTTACCTAGCAAGATATTAATAACTTTCAGAACAGGTGTAAAAATATTAATCAATCCCTGTCCGACTGTTGCCTTGAGAGACTGTAACTGCAACTGCATAACTCTGACCTGGTTCGCCCATGAATCAGATGTTCGGACGAAGTCACCAGATGCGGCAGACAACTGTTTCTGTACAAAAGCCAGACGAAGAGCCACTTTCTCCTGTTCTGTCATGGCGGATGTGGTTTTGCCGTAGCCATTAGCCAGTGCATACTGATCAAGTGCCGACTGGGTCATTACCACGCCGAGGTCTTTGAGCGTTTCTGTTTCACCCGTAAACACTGATTTCAGTTTGATATAAGCTAAGTCCTGACTGATGTTGTAGAATGATGCCACATCACCAGTCAGTTGTGTCAGAGCCGTTGACATATCATAAGCCTGTGCTTCAGAGAAACCGAACGACTTAGACATTGCTCCGAACGTACCGACATACCTTTTTGCCATAGTCTCAGATAATCCGGCAGAAGTCATGGCGTTCTTTGCAAATTCATTTACTTTGTCGGACATGGTGGTAAATGTAACATCAACCACGTTCTGCACTTCTGCGAGGTCAGAGCCAAGTTCCACACACTCTTTCCCAAACTGTACCAATTTACCGACAGCAAACGCCCCACCAATCAACAAGCCGATTTTTTTTACAGCACTCCCAAGGCCGTTAAATGACTGTTTTATAGCCGATACTCCGTTTTGTACACCTGATGTGTCCATTCTGGTATCAATAATGACTGAGCCATCAGCAGCCATGTGTCCACCTCCTAACTATTTGAGGTTTAACATCTCATTCAGCGCATCCTTGTACGCTTGCTCTTCTTCGCTGAGACGTGTTTTTATATCAATAATGTTCTTGTTTTCTTGATAGAATTTCTTTTCCCATTTATCAAGCTTTTCGCCCTTTGCTTTTTTCGACCGGATTCCAACGACCGTGTTGAACAGACATTCACCGGATTCCATGAAATATCCGAAGAATGTCCACCAGTGCATATACGGCACCGATCTGATTTCTTTACCAGTGACCTTGTTTACCGCCGGAACGATCATATCGCCATCCTGTTCCCAGTCCATCAAACGGGGCCTTGGGTGGTTTGGATTATCGTCTAACTGTCCGCAGTCGATGAATTCTGATGCTTTTTGACAGGCTTCAGATAAGTGTTCCGGCGGAATACTCTGCCAGTCCTCAAACAGAATCTGCAACATAACAACTGCTTTCGCCTGCTCGTCCAGTTCCGGGTCGTTCATAGCAATGAGAACGTCGATGATTGCTCGAAAATCCGTTCTAATAGAAAAATCCACCCCACTTATGTTAAGCGAGGTTGGAAGCTCATAGGCGGTCATTTTGTGTACTTCTCCGTATACTTATTGACTGCTGCCTGCATTTTCTTCTTTCTCTTTTCGATTTCTGGTGCGATTGCTTCTGCAATTTTATCCAGAACGATATAGGCGAACACCTGACCATTTCCGAACACAGTGGTTGCTGTGATCGGCTCTTTGAACAGGTCTTTTGATGCTTCATATCCGAGCAGATAGTTGATTTTGTCTTCGATCTGTTTGTTCAGCTCTGCCATTTTTTTACCGGAATCGACCTTCTGAATAGAATCTTTAAGCTGCTCAAAGTATTCTGTCAGCTCCTCCGCACGTGACGCTACATTGATATCAGTCGGGTTAAGCTTGAAAGAAGAAAAAACTTCGTCTTCGTTGTTGGTAAACGTGAATATAAAAATTCCATCATCAATTTTGGTATTAATTACTTTTGCCATTTAGCATATCCTCCTTGTGTATGTGCTTATTCACTGTCAGCTGTGAATGTACCGGAACTGATATCAAATTTTCCTTTTACACGTTCGCCAACATAGTTGACAGTAAATGGAATCTGATAGCCAGATGTGTCTCCACCGTAGGATGTCGGCACAACGTAGCAATCCTGCTGATATGCTTCATACTTGCCTGCTGTGGCTTCTGTCCAGAGATGAACCTCAACTGCTTTTGTTTTGAGGTTATCGTCTTTGAGACGTCCATCTACAATCTTCTGTAATGCTCCGAACAAGTCAGATGTGGTATCCGCATAGAACGGATCAGCATCAGAAGATACCTCATAGCCATTATGCTTAAATGTGGATTCTCCAAGAATGTTTTTAGATGTTTCGGTATCTGGATTGAGTTCAACGTTATACTCTTCCAAATCTTTTCCAAGACGCTCATATTTCGGCGTCAGCCCTCCGCAGAGGGAACCTGCGTCAATGTAATGAGCCATATATTTACGGTCAATCTTGCCTGTAACTGCCATAGAAATGTCCTTTCTGCCTATAACTTTTAAAAGGCTGTGTAGGTTAGCGACTATCTCCAACTGATAGCCGGTTGTTACTCGCTATATTGCTTCATAAGTGTTTTCGTAGCGTACCGATAATGGCAATAACCAGTCCTGTACGCCACTCTCCTGCGGTTCTAAACCATAGGAGTTGTCACGGGTTATACGTTTTATCACTCGCCCCTGTGAAAGCTCTGGAAAAGCAGATAAGCGTGTCTCAGCGCCGTTTATGACAACTGGTTCCCGGCATATCCATTTACCGAGATTATCCAAAAATTTCTGAACAGATAATTTCTGCCGTTCCTTGTCGGATGCTGTTCGGTACACTACATAAAATGGGTACTGACAAATTTGGTGCATTATTCCGCAAACATCTTCTTTTTCTGAATAGATCAAAGCTCCGTTGTCTGCCGAGAAAGCGATTCCGGAATCTTTGCCGAGTTCCTCAAATTTGATTGTTTCATTTTCGTATAGTCCCGGATACTGGTTCAGAAGTGCTTTCATGGCATCTGTCAAAATCTCATATCCGGTTGCATCTTTGCCAATTGGCTTATCTGCCATGTCTGCCACCTCCTGCCTGTGCTTTTACTTTACGAATCCATGTGCTTCCGTATTGTCGTTTAGCGGCATCAAACCAATGGGCTTGTGCCCGTGGGTGCGCTTGTTTGGTGTATTCAAGATTTTCCTTAGCTGCTGTCTGTCCGGAGAACTGACTAACAAGGACTTTCTTCGCATACTGCCGAGCGTAAGGACTTCCAGTCAGCTCGTCCACCATCGTTTTCCCCATATAGAGGAATCTGCCGTAAGGTTCTGCCGCCGCGCAAACAAAGCCTGTGCCTTGCATAGAGAAACTTCTTGCTCTTGTCTTATCAATAAAATCTCCCGAAACCATCGGCATAAACGGAACCATACTGTCCATAACCATCCCATCAAGGAGATACTGAGCTTCTTGGTACTGTTTGGAAAATCTGCTCATATTCAACTTTATTTTCATATCTCCATCGACTACGGAGAATCCTTTAAAATGATGAATCTTACTCATATTACTTACCCAGAATCTCAAAATGTGGAATCAGTGTATACGGACCGCCTATGCTGGTAATCTTAAACACGTTATCCTTGTTCTCGTTCATGTACTGGTAGAATCCGCTCCGATAATCGCCATCAGATACCGTTCCACCAGTCCACTCACCCTCCCAGAAGAATGATTCATCCGAGAATGTGATAGTATCTTCCAGAGCGTTGTTAATCTGCCTTTTCCACTCCTTAGGTGGCACCCATGGAAGAATCTTGCCATTCTTGTCAGTAATGGTTATATCGCCATTCTGGACAGTGTATCGAACGTGTAACTGTGCGTTGTCAGTTGCGTCTGGTCCGTACTTTTTAAGGATTGCTCCCTTGTCCGTAATGAGGTCAACGCCGGATAAAACATGAGGATACCAGTACGCATCTCCTGTTGTGGCACTTTCGTAATAGTTGAAAAGTGTAATTTTAGATGAATACATGATACCCTCTCCTCAATTATTCTTTATGCACTGTCTGCTTAATAACCTGATTCACGCCGGTTGCCGACAATCCGTTAAACATACCGACTGCAACCGCTGTGATATAGTCCGTTGCCGGGAAATCCGGGATAACTCCCATCCCGACCGCTCCGAGAATTCCACCAATAACCGCCATGATTACTGGAATCCATTCATCAGGGATTTTTTTTGATGCTTTACAGCCCATTCCTACGATGTAGCAAATCATAACGATTGCGATACATGAGCCTAATGTTGAAATGTCCATTATTATCACCTCACATCAATTTAAGTTCATTGAATATTTTAAAAATTTTTGGTGACTGAATAGCAAACCAGTCAACCATTTCTTCATTCATAGCCCAACTGTCAGCGCTGTTCGAATTGGAATCAAGCCCAGATTCAAGCAGAAACGCATGGATGATTTCGTGTCTAACAACCTGTTTCTGATAGCTTTTAAGGTCTGCTTTTGCTCCAATCTGTCCCTGTGATGCCTCCATATCGTCAACCACAATTTCCCGTGTTGACGAATCAGTATAGCCATCTACACTTGTCAGATTCGGATATTCTTTCTTATTCCCGAACTTCACGCTCCATTCAGAGCCTAAGATATCAACCTTGAAATCCTGCATATAAAATCGGTATCCCTTCATCCGTCCTTACTCCCATCAGAAGCGGTAAAGCTGTCCTATAAAGTAAGTCGTTCGTTTTCTGCACATCTCCGGCGGCGGCATATACCGCACTCCATTCCTTTGCGCTTGCCCCAATCTGCTGAGGTGTGGCATAAGAGATAGATTCACTGCCGGATGATAGAGATGTTACAACGCCTGTCGTGCTACCACCGGACCCGATTGCGGTTGACGCACCACTCACAGCGGCATTGGTAGCATTCTTTTCAGCAAGCTCAATCTGATACATTAATTCAGCCAATGAACAGACCGCCTTTTTGATACGCTTCTGTGAGCGTTCGTTTGTTGGTAGTCCGTCCACCAACCTGTCAAACGTCATTGTGTCCACAAAATCACTGGCTCTTTCTGCCAGTCGTGGAAAGTCGGTTTCTGGCACGACTGAACCGAAATATGAAGTTGTATAAAATTCATAATCTGCATAAGCCATGCCAGTTACCTCCTGTGTTTATGATTTTGCTGTTACGCTTGCACTTCCGGCATTCAGTGCCTTGTATGTTCCGTCACACTCAACCACTGTGATCTTCTGTCCGGTTGTTGCCTTAACATCAGCTTTTCCGTCCCATGTAGTCCAGTTTCTGAGATTCTGTCCATAAGTCACAGCTGTTTCAGACGCACCAACTTTGTATTTGTATACATTGTTAACGTTTTCTTTAGCCGGATTTACAGTGATTTTTGTGTCGCCGTTTGCTGTTCCAGCCACGGAATTTACTGTCAGAGTACCAAGCGCTGGTGTCTCATCAATGGTGATTACTGCGATTGCGTCAATGTATTCCGCAAAAAGAGTAAGTCCCATAACTGCGAATGCTTCGGATACTGCTGTGTGGTAGTTGCCCTGTGTGTGGAATCCGATCAGGTTTGTTTCACCGGATACGGTATACACCAGACCTGCTCTTGCAAAGTCAGATTCGTTCGGGTCAACATAGTAAAGTACGATGTTCTCAACAGGTGTAGCGATAACCTGTCCTCTCGGGATTTCACTGTCAGACAGTAAGAAGATGGTATTGAAGCCCATGAAATCCTTCATATACTGGAAGCCGAACTGGTTCTGAATAGTGATCTCAGCTGCTCCAAGGTATTCATATACGTCCAGAATGTTCACAAATCCAACAACGCCAGTCACATTTCTGTGCATCTGTTTGAATTTGTTTTCTACTCGACCTTTAGCCATTGCCAGAGCCATCTGGAATGTAGTTTCTGTGGAAGTAAGTGTACCAGTTTTCAGATAATCATAGAATCTTCCGGTAACATCAGTCTGAAGTTGGAAAAGGAATTCATCGTCAGTCATCTGAACAGCGTTCTCATAACCGTGATCCTTGATTGCTTCGATAGATACAGCCTTTGCGTACTTTTCGATAGTCATTTCCGCATAGTTCTTTTCTTTTACAACGAATTTGCTGTAAGGGATTTCCTCACCCTCTGCCACTTTTCCGCTCTGTAAAGTACCCTCTGCGTATTTTGACTTGAGTACAGCGCCCG